TTAGAAAATCTTTAATCTCTCTGGTTAGTTAATCAACGCGGTCCAGGTTTCCTGGGCCGTGTTTTTTTATACGTGGTTTTTTCTGTTTGTTTTTTTATTGTTTATGGATCCTAAACCGCGCCCAAAAATCAAAGTGTCGAAGACCCCATACCCCCTTTTACGTGGATAGGGATCCTAATATATGTATATATATGCTTGATTTATACATACATACCCTGTAAAAAACGTTTTAGGTACCATGGACTTGAATCAGGTAGATATAAATAAATTACCTGCAGATGTGCGAAAGACCTTCAAACAACTTCAAGTGTTACATGCAGAAAAAAAGATACAGAATAAGGCTAAAAATGATTTCCTATCTTTTGTCAAATGTGTGTGGCCAGATTTTGTAGAGGGGTCCCACCACAGGCACATTGCAGATAAGTTTAATAAATTGGCGACGGGTGAAATAAATCGTCTGATCATTAATATGCCCCCTAGACATACCAAATCAGAATTTGCATCCTATCTTTTGCCAGCATGGATGGTGGTCCGTGATTCAAAACTCAAGATCATTCAAGCAACCCACACGGCAGAGCTCGCAATAAGATTTGGCCGTAAGGCTAAGAATCTTATAGACTCAGAAAATTATTCAAAAATTTTTAAAACAAAATTACAAGAAGATTCTAAAGCAGCGGGACGTTGGGAAACATCAGATGGCGGTGAATATTACGCAGCGGGTGTTGGTGGTGCGATCACTGGACGTGGTGCTGATTTATTAATCATAGATGATCCGCACTCGGAACAAGATGCATTNTCCAAGGTCTCTTTAGAGAGAGCCTACGAATGGTATACATCAGGTCCACGTCAGCGTTTACAACCAGGTGGTAAAATAATTTTAGTTATGACTCGTTGGTCTTTGAAAGATTTAACAGGAGTCTTGATTGCGAATCAAAAAGAAGCAAAGTCTGATCAATGGCACGTGGTTGAGTTTCCAGCGATCATGGACCAAGGAACAGAAACTAAACCTGTGTGGCCTGAGTATTGGAAGATGGACGAGTTGGAAAAAGTAAAAGCTGCACTGCCCATTGCTAAATGGAATGCGCAGTGGATGCAACAACCAACCAGTGAAGAAGGGGCTATATTAAAACGAGAGTGGTGGCGTACCTATGATGCAGAGGATATACCAAACTTACATCATGTCATACAATCTTACGATACAGCTTTTTTGAAAAAAGAAACAGCGGATTATAGTGCGATTACTACTTGGGGTATTTGGTATCCAAGTGAAGATGAAGGAGCTAATTTAATTTTACTTGATGCAATCAAAGGACGGTATGAGTTTCCAGAGCTACGGCGTATGGCTCTTGAACAATATAAATATTGGCAACCTGAAACAGTTATCGTTGAAGCAAAAGCATCAGGTTTACCTTTGACCTACGAACTTAGAAAGATGGATATACCTGTCACAAACTTTACACCTAGTAAAGGAAACGACAAGCACGCTCGTGTAAATGCTGTTGCACCTTTGTTTGAATCTGGTATGATATGGGCTCCTAATCAGAAGTTTGCAGAGGAAGTGATAGAAGAATGCGCTGCCTTTCCATACGGGGATCATGACGATCTTGTGGACTCAACAACACAAGCCATCATGAGATTTAGGCAAGGTGGATTAATATCTCACCCAGAGGATTATGTGGATGAGATCAAAGAGCAAAAACAGAGAGTGTATTACTGATGTCAGAACTTACAGATAAATATTCAAAAAATTTTAGTCCAAAGAAAAAGAAGATATTTGAAAAACGTGTAGCCGATAATTTAGGTGCGATGTCAGAGTTATCAGCAATACAGTTAGTATTAGCGGAGATGAGAGCAGAGGGAATGAAAGATGGTGGTATGATAGACAAGCCACTTGGATCTGGAGGTGTAAAGTCTGGCCCACCGCCAAAACGAGGTCCTAATCCACAAGGGTTGAATATTCCTTTAAAACAAGTTAAAACCTAAGATTGGAGAAATTTAAATGGCAAGATCAAAAAGAAACAAAAGTAAAGTTTATCTTAAAAGAATTAATCTAAAACCTGGAAAATTTAGAAAAGATTTTTTAAGTTCAGAGGAGAGAAGAGGGAAAAGAGAAATAGCTAATCCAAAATCATTTGATTATAAAAAAGGTGGTCTTGTAAAAGGTTTTCCTAAATTAGCAAAAAAAGGATTTTAAATGGCAGATATAGATAAGTCGCTTCCTAACGAGCTTAGAACACAAGTTGAAGTACCCGCTGAAGAAGTTGTTGAAGAAGAAGTAGTAGAAGAAAAAGGTCCTGTTGAGGTTGTACCTGAAGAGGATGGCGGTGCAACGATTGACTTTGAACCAGGTGCAATTAATATTCCTGGAACTGAAAACCATTTTGATAATCTAGCAGACATATTACCAGAAGATGTTTTAGAGCCACTTGGAAACGAGATGGTGCAAAACTATATGGATTATAAATCCTCAAGAAAAGATTGGGAACAATCTTACATACAAGGTTTAGATTTATTAGGATTCAAATATGAAAATAGAACAGAGCCCTTTCAAGGAGCTTCAGGTGCAACACACCCAGTTTTAGCTGAAGCAGTCACACAGTTTCAAGCACAAGCTTACAAAGAATTATTACCTGCAGAAGGTCCAGTTAGAACAGATGTAATCGGTGTAGACTCACCACCAGTTCAACAACAAGCAACTCGTGTTAAAGACTACATGAATTATATTTTAATGGATCAAATGCAAGAATACGAACCTGAGTTTGATCAAATGTTATTTCATTTACCTTTAGCTGGTTCAACTTTTAAAAAAGTTTACTACGACCAGTTATTAGGAAGAGCGGTAAGTAAATTTATACCTGCCGAGGATTTGATTGTTCCGTATACGGCTACCTCATTAGACGATGCGGAATCAATCATCCACTCTTTAAAAGTTTCAGAAAACGATTTAAGAAAACAACAAGTTAATGGTTTTTATTCTGATGTAGAGTTAGGGCCACCAGGTGTTGATAATAACGATGAGTTAACTAAAAAAGAAAGAGAACTTTCTGGAAGTAAAAAATCAGGTAGACGAGAACCTGTCTTTACAGTTTTAGAGTGTCATGTTAATTTAGATTTAGAAGGCTTTGAAGATATTGATGGTGAGAATCAACCAACAGGTATTAAACTTCCATATATTGTAACTGTTGAAGAAGGATCAAGAAAAGTTTTATCAATCAGACGTAACTATGCGCCTGATGATCTAAAGAAAAATAAAATCCAATACTTTGTTCATTTTAAGTTTCTCCCTGGTTTAGGATTTTATGGCTTTGGATTAATCCACATGATTGGCGGATTGAGCAGAACGGCAACGGCTGCTCTCCGTCAATTATTAGATGCGGGAACTCTTTCAAATCTTCCAGCAGGATTTAAACAGAGAGGTGTAAGAGTTAGGGATGAAGCCTCACCTATTCAACCAGGTGAATTTAAAGATGTCGATGCACCAGGTGGATCATTACGTGATGCCTTCTTTCCTTTACCTTACAAAGAACCATCAGCAACGTTATTACAATTAATGGGCATAGTTGTGGGCGCTGGTCAAAGATTTGCGGCTATTGCTGACATGCAAGTGGGTGATGGTAATCAAGCAGCAGCTGTTGGTACAACGATTGCATTATTGGAACGTGGTTCACGAGTCATGAGTGCAATTCATAAACGATTGTACGCTGCTATGAAAAAAGAATTTAAATTACTTGGAACAGTCATTGCACAATACTTACCACCAGAATATCCATATGACGTGGTTGGTGGAGCAAGAACTATTAAACAAATAGATTTTGATGATAGAATAGATATTGTTCCTGTTGCAGATCCAAATATATTTTCACAAACACAAAGAATCTCAATGGCGCAAACAGAATTACAATTAGCGCAATCAAATCCACAGATACATAACTTGTATAATGCGTATCGAAAAATGTATGAAGCAATCGGTGTTAAAGATATCAATCAAATATTACCACCACCTGCACCAGTGCAGCCGATGGATCCAAGTATGGAACACATTAATGCAATGGCTGGTAAACCTTTTCAAGCTTTCCCTGGTCAAGACCACAGAGCGCACATCACAGCACATTTAAATTTTATGTCAACGAATATGGTTAGAAATAATCCAGTGATTATGGCTGCTATACAAAAAAATATTTTAGAACACATAAGTTTAATGGCACAAGAGCAAGTACAATTAGAGTTTAGAGAGCAAATGATGCAGATACAAACACTACAACAACAAGCTCCAACAAATCCACAAGCTGCACAGATGCTACAACAGATGGTTCAAGAGATAGAAGCTAGAAAAGCAGTGTTGGTTGCTGAGATGACAGGTGATTATATGCAAGAAGAAAAGAAAATTACCTCTCAGTTTGACTCTGATCCTTTATTAAAACTAAAATCACGTGAAGTTGATCTACGTGCTATGGAAAATGAGCGTAAAAAACAGAATGATGAGGCTCAACAAGAACTTGCAAGAGCAAGATTGCTACAAGCAAGAGAAAATTTTGAAGATAAACTTGAACAGAACGAAGATTTATCAAAATTAAGAGCTGGAGTTAGCCTTGCAAAGTCAGGAATTAACCAAGCACAAGTTATGATAGAGGATAATTAATGCCATTAAACAAAAAAGGTAAAAAAATTATGAAATCTATGAAGAAACAATACGGAAAAAAGAAGGGTGAAAAGATATTCTATGCATCTAAGAATAAAGGTGTTATAAAAGGGGTAAAAAAAGGAGCATAAATGCAAAGACTAGATAAAATAAAAGAAGTTAAGGTTGCAGAGCAGAGTATCGAGGTAGATCCTAGATCTAAAACAACTGCTGACCAATCTTTTAACTATATTGGTACAGGAAAACCTGAAATGCCAGTTGGCGGTCAGAAAAGAATGTTACCAGA